CGCTACTGCAACTTGTTTGTGTTCAAGCTGTGTATCCACGTTACTGCGCACTTGTATGTAGTGAATCCATGAGCGCAACGTCCCGTTAACATACACACGACTCTTAGTATTGCCTTCTGGAAGAACAACACGAGCTTGTTCTTTAGCAATCCCTTTGCTAATTGCCCATTCATATTGTGCTTTTGCTGAATTAATATGAGCTTCTTGTCTTAGATGCCATTCATCATTAATTGCCTCTTCTTCAGGAGTATTAATTGTAATTGAATTTTGACGATTTTTAGGATCTTGAAATCTAGCATCGCGTATTTCAAAAGACAGATCGTTTGTTGGATCTGCATAGCGTTGACTAAACTCTTGGAATCTAAATGAAGCGTGACGTAGTAATTGACGTGCAATATCGCGGGTAGTATCGATTTCTAAACACACATTAACCATTTCAAGTGGTGACCAATGTTTATGTTTAATTAGGTAGTTGATAAGTTTTTCTGAAGTTTCTGTATTAAACTGATTTGAAGGATTACTTACTCTAGCACAAAATGCTATAAGTTCTTGTGCATCAGTAATTCCTAACTCAGCAAATTCTTCAGTAGGTTGAGAATATGATACTAATTTAATGTTCATAATTTACTTTTTTTTAAAAATTTATTGGTTAGTTTTTCAACGTCTTTTTTAATTTTGATTGCATCAATTTTAAAATCAACATCATCAATTCGGTCTTCATAATCAACAAGTAATTCAGATAAACTTTCTTGAAAATTATTCCATCCTTCTTTTTTTATTTTTGCTGTTAATTTTATTTCCCATGATTTACTATCTTTAAAATTAACAACTACTGATTGTAAATACAGAAAAGGTATCACGTTAAATGATACCTCGTCTAATACATCAGGCCAAACTGCAATCACATCATTAGGAAGTGATTTCTTTTGACTTAGCAATGGTTGCCTTTTTAGCAGGAGCAGTAGTTACACTTACTTCAACTTCAGATTCAACTTTAGCTTTTTTAGCAGTTGGAATTAAATCTTCAGCTTGTCTGCGTAACGATGCAGCTTCTTTAGATAAGCGATCTGCTTCTGAACGATACTTTTTAGCCTGTTCTTCGGGAGTTAACAGGGTAGTAAGTTCTTCTACAACTGGTTTTATTTCTACTTTTGCATCAACTTGCTTAGATTCTAATGACGATTTAATTGATAAATCGTCAACTGGAACACCGCGTTGTTCTGCAATAGTTTGATTAAGTTCAGATAACAAAATTGCATATGAATTGTTTGGTAACATTTCAATTTGATCAGTTGATGCTTTAACTAACCGTCCTTGAGTATGTAATGCTGCTAGCATAATGCTACCATCCGGAAAGCTTGAACGAGCCATAACTTCTGCAAATTCATTTGCAGTTTGCCCTGTGCTACTTTCAACTAGATTAATTATCGCATCGTGATAACTGTCTGGTAAATTTTCAGTAGGAGCAATTAAGCAATTATATGCATCTCCGGGCAATGTGCGATAAACAACAATGCATTTTTTACCCGTTGCTTTTACTCTGCCAACGTGTTTTAAGTCTGCCATTATTGCGTACCAGCAGTTTCAGCTTGTTTAGTAACAGCAACTAAGAAGTTGTCCAATTTTGTGTAAGTTTGGCCAACTGCAACCATTTCATTTGGTTTAAAAGCACCACGTGAACTTGCAATATCAATAATAGTTTTTAACGCATTTAAGTCGTTAATTGTAAGATCATTAGTTGCTTGTTCTTGAGTTGCTTCTGTTTCTGCTGTGTTTTCTGTTGTTTGTTCTACGTTTTCTGTCATGTTTTTTCCTCTGTGGTTAATATAGTTAATTATCTTGAGTTTAAATCTGGACATGCAATTGTGAAAAAGCTAAGTTCCTTTTCTGACTCAAAACCAATTGTAATGTTATAGATTATAGAATTAGACGAATCTAATGAAATTCCTTTATCTATGTAGTATCGATTATTTAAATTTTTTGTAATCCAAGTATCAATAGATCTGATTAATTCTGGATTAAATCTATTAATAGTAAAGTATTTAAAATGCGGGCAGGCAAAGCCTACCCTACGCATATTAAAGTAATTTAATGGATTTGGTTTTCCATTTTTTAGTGCCATTACGCAGCTTCCTTAGCAAATTCGTAGTAAGCAAACTCACCCCATGGAGGAACAATTTTGTCATTACCATGAATAATAAACACTGTATCTGTATACGTTTCGTCCCCCCAACTACCAAATGGATAACCGTCTGTAAACATAATAAACTTTTTAGGTTGAATATCATGTTCTTTCATGTAATCCCAGTTTGCATCAAACTCTGTACCACCACCGCCTTTTGGCTGATATTCATCAAACTCTGTAATAGTATAAGCGTTATAATCAGCTTCGTTATACACTTGCGTATCAAAGCACCATAGTTTAATGTTAAAATCTTGATACTCTTGCATAATACCTTTGATCTCACTTAAAAAATCTCTAGCTTGATCATCGCCAATTGAACCTGACATATCAATTGCAACGCAAATATCAATTGTTTCGTCATAGTTAGTACCTGGCAAAATAGCATTCATGTGCCAACCTTTTCTGTTAGGCCGCATAAAAGAAAAGTCATTTTTAATAGTACTTTGAATTTGCTGACGTAAAATTTCACGCCAGTTCATTTTAGGTTCAGTAAGCTCTTTAATCATACGTGAAACACTAGCTGGCGTATTGCCGGCACCTGCAGCTTGTGCAGCAGCCATAGTAGCCTCACGTATCTCATCACGAATCTTTTTTAGTTCGTCTTTAGTATACTGAGGACGACCGCTACGGTTAGGATTACTTTCCCAATCAATGTGTTCATCAAGCATTTGACCTAATTTGCTAAGTGAAGCTTCATCAAACTCATCCATTAGTTTGTCATAAATTTCTTCAGAACCCATACCGTAATAATCTGGATTATGAAAGATTTTAATAGCAGGAGGTGGTTCGCCAATTTTATCACGAACCAGTTGACCATTAACATTATAGTCACATGCAATGTTAAAGATTTTAGGATTACGACCATCTCTACGTGACATATGATCGAACACGTTATGGAGAATCTCATGGCCAATAACAAATTCAATTTGTTTTACAGTTAATGGTTCAAAAAAATCACGATTATAAAAAATAGAACGGCCGTCAGTTGCTGCAGTTGGACACCAATCTGATCCGTCTACAATTTTTAAACGTGTAGCCATATTACCAAAAAATGGATGGCGTAACAATAATCCTACGCGAGCTACAATAATTTTATCAACAATTGAATCTAGAGCCATAAATAAATCCTTAAAAAGTTATAATAAGTGTAAAGTATAACACCGCCTTGCGGCGGTGTCAACTGTTTTGATATTACTGACCGCTTGCTGCGTTAATATATTTGCCATACTTACGATGGAAATCGTCAAAACATTCAATTTCATCTGGCTCTAATGGTAACTTGTATTGGCATAATGCAAGTTTAGTACCCATAATTGCAATCTCTGTTTCAAAATTGTTCATCATAAATAAGAAGTAGTTGTTAACTTGATCATTCCAGTTAGGCACTTTTTTACTAGCAGCCTCTTTTAACTCGTAGCATAAGCTAATAGTTAATGAGTACATTGCCGAAATCTCTTTAGTTTCACATTTTGTAATTTTACCGTCAAGTACTGCGCGTGGATCAGGCAATTTACTTGCAAACTGTCTATGTGCCATAAACTTAATACCAAGTCCTTCACCAATTGAACCTGCAACTAAGTCAGCTAATGTGTCAGCGTCAACATCGTTGTCTTCAATTAATTCACTTACAAAGCTCCATGAGCGCGGAGTAGCAAATGCACGTGAACTTGATTTAGTATCAAATGTATATAAGTCCTGTTTGCTTGCTGTTAAGAAGCCAACTACATCTGGATGAATGTTGTTTTCTGTAGCCCAGTCAAAGTAATCATCCCAGTCAACAGCCATTTCTAAATGCACAAATCTGTTAGCAAGTGGAGCTGGCATGCGATAAGTAACACCTTTGTCTGTTTCTCTGTTACCAGCAGCAACAATTACAACATTTTCTGGCAATTCATATTGACCAACACGACGATTTAAAATAAGCTGATAAGCAGCAGCTTGGACACTAGGTGCAGCAGAATTCATCTCATCTAAAAACAAAATGATGCTTTTGTGTTTTGCAGCAAACGCTTTGCTAGGAAGTTCTGAAGGCGGAGCCCATACCATTGTTTGGTCTACTGAATCAAAGTATGGAATACCTTTAATATCTGTTGGTTCCCATAAACTTAATCGCACGTCAATTACATGTGCAGTTAACTCACTACCTAATTGTTTAATAATATCAGATTTACCAATGCCTGGAGGACCCCAAATAAAGATTGGACGTTTGCTGTTAAACGCTTTACGTAAGCATTTTTTAGCATTTCTAGGACCGACTGTACGTGAAGTGATTTCGTTGCTCATAGTGTAATTCCTCATAGTGAGTTAAAAAAATAAAGTTAAATATAATAAGTAAGCATTTTGTAAATGTTGCGTTGCTAACTAACTATGCTGCATATTATACAGCATTTTTAATTAATGTCAACTATTTTTATAAGTTGTTTTGCCTATCTTTCATTGCTTTTAATAAACCATATTTACGAATGTCGTCTGAGAAAAAGTAAAGTTCAAATCCTTTTCGTTCATTAAACACTGTTATACTTTTAAATGTTAAGTAGTACGGACAATCTAAATACCGTTCTAAAAAAATAATAGTTTGTGGACTAAGTTCTATTGCATCTGTAAATGGAATCTCGTATGCTTTGAGATCTAGTGTATTAGTTAGAAATTCAAATCCATCATCAGACAGACGAAGCGCGTTGAGTTTTCCTACACGAGTTGATTGCCACCACTTACGCGAATACAGTTTTACATTAGCGTCGTCGTGACTTTTGCCCCATTGATCTAAAAATATTTTTGTTAATGCAGATTGTGTAATCATCGCACTATAACCCCTTTAGTTAGCTTTACAACAACGAAATCGTCGCACTTAAACGTAGTGTTTAGCTTTTTAGCTAAGTTGTGTGCATGCCCGGGATTTGAGAAACTAACTTTTTTATACTTGTTGCCAATTTGTTTTGAAGATGATTTTAAATTAAATGGTTCATCTTTATAAACAACTGCCCATATAGCGTCGGCTTCTAAAATCTGGTCTAATTGATTAGTACTTGGGTCAAGATATTCTAGTAATATACGCGGTTTTGGTCGTGACATAATGTCCTCCTATTAACTACGTATATTTATCTTACTTTTCCTCTCCAAAGAACCCACTATCAAGATTAACCGTGATTACTTCACTGCTTTGTTGTGTTTTTAACGCGTCTAACAACGCTTCGTAGTCTCGATTAATTTGAGCTAATATTTCAGTTAGTGCTAGATTAAGTAACCTAGCTTGTTGTATAGGAATCTTTACTTCTTTTTGCTGAGAAAGTTCAGCTGCGCGTAATAATTGCGCAAATTGTGATATTGGTATAGTATTAATCGTTTTTTGCATTTGATAGCACCATTTTCATTTCTATTTCTGATTTAAAAGGACCTTTATGATCGTTGCGTTCAATAGTTATTACTTTAGGACAGAAACTTTTAACCCACCCTTTTTCAAATTTAATAATATAATACCCCGCACAATATAGACTTTTACTTTGATCACTTTTAGTAAATAACGGTAGTTTACGTCTAACATCATACACTGAGTTATAAGGTACACAACTAGTTGGATATCCGTAACATTCATTTTGTGTAGATGCAGATATCTTTACATTATGTTTAGATAAAAAGAAATTCTCACCAAATTGGGTAGTTAATTCTTCTTCTTTATCAAATAATAATTCGCCATCTGTGTTACTTAGCACGTACTTGTCGTTATCTTTTTTATGTAATGTAGCAACTTTTAGACCGTCTTGTTCAATAATCCAAAATTTACCGTCTATAATTGGTTTTGCGTATATTTCAATTTCTACCATGTATCTACACCTGTAATCTCAACAGTTTGTGTAGTAGCAACACCATTTACTACATACGGAAATGAAATAGCTAATATGTAACCGATACCACTATTGTTATCATACGCTACGTCAATCTTTTCCACCTCTGGAAATTTTTCTAAAACTGCTAAAATTTCAAGTAGTTCTTCTTTTTGTAATGTAATTTTTTTCATATTATTGTTTTGTATAGTTAGCCTGAAATGGAATGCAATATTGCTGTATGCTATCAACAATACGTTTCATATCATAAGACTGACAAAACTTCATCATGCGTACACCTACTTGTGAAATCTCTTTAGGTTTAGCATTTTCATTAATGGTGTCTTCAATAATCTTACGTATGTCAGCCGGTTGTTGTGTTAAATCAATTAACGTTCTATTACGTTCGTAATCATCTAATACTCGATGTTCTTTACCATTGTGATCAGTCCATCGTTGTAACAAAAAGTTGTTCCATGAATATCCTTTAGAGTGTCTGTCTTCAAATGCTTCTGTTAAGCCTACTTTTTTTGTAGTGCCTTTTGTTCTAGCACCAGGATATGCTGAAAACACGTTATCACTAGTGTCACCACGAACACATTTCTCAAATAACATCCATTCGGGATCAAACGGTAGCTTATTTTCGCCAGTTTTCTTATCTTTAATGGGTTTGCCTTTAGCATCAAAGTATCCTTGGTGTGTGATATGATGATCAGCAACACCGTTATATTGACTAACTGTAGGACTAATTAGTTGCTGAAAGTCGGTATCTGTACTAAAGATAATATGGTTGTCGTCCGGATGCATTTGAATAAATCCGGCAATTAAATCATCTGCTTCTAACCGTGGATGTTGTAATACTGTACAGTTAGTTTTTTCACGTACAAACTCACAAAACTCGTTAAATGCCTCCCAGAATATTTTATCTTCTTCTTGCTCTTTAACAGTCATTGCTTGTCGTACCTCAGTACGGTTGCGTTTGTATGGTTCATAAAAATCCTTACGCCAGCTACGCCCTTCTAAACAAAATACAACGTGGTGACCGTCAAAATCATTCCATGTTTTCTTAATGCCATTAAACATAATATGTAACGCCATGCCTAACTTAAGGTCGTCACTTCCTTTAACAGAATATCGCGCTCTAGCAAAAAGATTTGCAGTGTCTACTTCAATAAATGCCATTGTATCCTCTATTGTTGAAAGTTAAAAGTATATTCTGGTTTAACTATAAACTTTGCTTCCCACCCATTAACAGTAGGCCTAACATATTCTAATTTAATAGTAGGATTGTTGTATAATACATCATAATTACCAGGCAGTTTTTTAGCCTGACCGCGTCCAATTGTACTCATGTTGTTACCTATTGTGTTTTGTTAATTTTAAGAAATCCAAAATCTTGATCTGAGATATCAATGCCTTCTGCTGCTGCAGCATTGTAACAAATATCTCTGTACCAACGACCTACAATTTCATCTTCAGGATCACCGTCAAAGCCGTATCCTTCTTGTTTTAATTTTTCAATCCAATACTCATTCCAATCAATTTCAAAGAATCCATTTCTTACGTTATCCTTGTTAACTTTAAACCCAATAACATCAACCCACGGTTCATGTCTTAATGTAGCTTTTTCTTTGTCTGTTAATGGTGCTTTTTCAATTGTTACTTTTTTAGCTTTAGCTTTAGGTTTGGCTTTTTGTTTAGCCTTAATTGCAGCCTGTACTTCTTGTTGATGTTTTAGTTCTGGATTTTCACCACCAAACACTTTTTTTATAAAATTTCCAAACATTATGTTCCCCAGTTGTTACCAAAGAGAGGGAGGTGAAGTCTATCACTGTATCTCAATCCGTGCTTTAATGCAAGTTCTGCTACTCGTCGATTATTAAGGTTGTATACATCAGTTACACCGCCTACTGGCATTAAGTAAATATCA